TTATTCCTTCTTCTTTTTTCCTTGTTTTAATACCACCCTTGCCACATCCATCGCATTCTTCCTTTTATCCTGGTCTTCAGTGAGCAGCTCCCGAATAAATTTATCGAGATCCTTCTTTTCCTGTTCTGTGAAATGACCGGTACGCGATTCCCAATATGTGAATTTTTCAGTTTTCTCTACCTTCGTTGTTTCAGTCCCTAAAAGTTCACCAGGTGTTGTTTTTAATTCAGCAGCAATCTTCATAAGAAGTTCGTTGGAAGGCTCGGCACGGCCCTGTTCATAGGCAGCAATGTTCTGTTTTTTGCTCCCAACTCTGTCAGCAAGTTCCTGTTGGCTAAACCCTCTTGCAACTCTTTTCGCGCTTAAATTCTCAGAAAACGGCATATATAAATTCTTTATACTTTTCCCTTGACAAGAGTATAAATTTTTTATACCTTGCTTCCAATAGTAAACACGGAAAAATATGACAAAATCAAAGCACAAAATCAAACCGATAGTGAACAAGGCTGAAATCGCCCGGAGAATAGGTCTTTCTAAACAATATGTAGGTCAATTACTCAATGGCAAGCGGCATAACGCCGCCCGGATCCGTGAAATTGAATCTGTTATCCACAGCGAACTGCACAACTTCAAACGCACAAAGGCTGCTTGATCAATGTATAAGTTCAGGGTCGCTTACACAATAATCCCTCTGTCACAAAATCGAATCCCAAAATAACTAATGGAACAAAAAAACTGGCTCACCATCGATGATCTTTCAAAGATTCTTCTGGCATCACCGGGAGCAATTCGAGTGAGACTACATCGGAATCAAAGTAAAATTAAAACTATATACGAAATCATTTCCACCGGCCGCCAACTTCAGATCTCTGTTGAAAGCCTGATAGAGAATAAGTGGATCACTGCAGACCAGGTAAAAAGTCTCACTGTGAGACAGTCGGTGAAGATGGATCCGTCCAGCGGGAACCGTCTGTTGGTTTCATCGATCGTTCGGAAGAATTTCAGCAACCTTACTTCATTGGAAGAGGATCTCCTCTCCATGGTACCGCAGTGGAGGAGCATGAAGAGGACCGAGCTCGTGCAGATGCTCGCGCAGCTGCTGGGTGTATCACGCGCCTGGCTTTACAGGGACCATTCGAACGATAAACGCTCCGACAAAGACTCCGCCTTCACAAAACTGGACACAGATCAACAGCTGGCAGTCCAGGGATACCTGATAAAGAAGCACACGCCGAAGCTGTTCGTCCAGGCATGCATCAACGATGAGACTCTCCCTGATCTATCGGTCCGCACATGGTACCGTATCAACTCCGAGTTGAAGAAAGTGCTGCACTTCGAGAATGAGTTCGTCACCAAGGGACCGATCGCGCTCCGTCAATCAACGCCGAGCATCCTGCGGGACCGGACGCATCTGAAACCGCTCGAAGTGATCGTCGGCGATTACTGGAGGGTGGACCGGATCGTGAAATGGGTGGACGGCGAACTGGTGATGCCATACCTCTGCGTATGGATCGACTGGCGAACATACAAGATCGTCGGTTATGCTCTGGCGAAGACTCCGAACTCGCTCGGTGTGAAGACAGCGCTCTTCGTCTGTTTCACTCAGTTCGGGATCCCGCAATATGCATACATGGACAACGGCAAAGAATTTCGGGCAATGCGCGTTTCCGGATCCCGTTTGGAAGAGATCAACACCATTCTTCGCCTGGATGAAGTAGATGACCTGGTGAAACAGTTTGAGTATAAAGGGATCATCACCGGTCTCGGAATCAAAGACATCAATGCGATCTTCAAAAATCCACGCGCCAAAATCATCGAGCGCGCATTCGGCCGCGGTGGCTTCACTGATTGGGCGAAGGAATTCCAGGACTGGACCGGCGCGAAATACTGGCAGCAGCCGGAATGGCTCAAGATGAATGTCACGCGCTACCGGTCCGAGAAGAAGGTCCGCAATCTCATCAACACCGAGTTCACGAACCGGAACACCGGCGAGTTCTTCCAGTTCGCCGATTACTTCGATCTCGCCGCATCGATCCGGGAATACATCGAACGGCACAACAACCGGATCTCATCCGGGCATGGGATGGATGAGCAATCTCCGAACCAGATATGGGAGATCCTCTCGAAGCAGCACACCGTTCGAAGGGTCGCTGCATCAACGATCGCGTTTCACTTCCTGGAAGGATCCACAAAGAAGGTCCGCCGGGATGGCAAGATCGAATTCAAACGGCACTTCTTCTATGAATCCTCCAGGCTCCCGCTGCACCGTTTGGAAGATGTCTTCATCAAGTATAATCCTATCGATGGATTCTGGTTCAACCGACCGGACGGATTACAGCATGAGTTCCTTCCGAAGTCGCTCCTGGTGTTCGATGCAGAGGGACGCTTCATCGATGAAGCCCTGTATTGTGAACGTGCTCACCCGATCAACGAACCGAACCTGCCGGAGATGATGAAGAAGCAGGGAGACTTCCAACGCCAGGTCCGGGAATCAGTAAAGAGCATCACCTCCGGTGAAAGCCGTCCGGCGCTGCCGGTAGTGGATACGAAGAGTCTCACGGAAGAGGCGAAAGCAGCTCTTCCGGATCCCGCAGAAGAAGAGAGAAAGCGGAAAGACGAGAACAAATATCGGAACAAATTTATCTGAAGAGGATCCCAATGGAATTGACCAAAGAAGACCGCCAGCGTTTGACCGAACAGCACGATGCGTTCGTGAAGCAATACAATCTCTTCCTGGAAGAGATCATCCGGCTCTGGCCGAAAGAGATGTCCTTGGACGAAGCGCTGCTCTTGACCGAACTGCGGATCCACAGCACAGCAATCCGCCATGATACGGAAGCGATGGCTGCCACGTTGGACAAGCTCGGCTGGTGGCACCGAAAATACATCACTTCACCTGCAATTCAAAAGGAGGCCGCGGAACGACATCTGAACACCAATTGATTTTTTTTGTCTCTGTCATCTGTCAAGTAAACTACAGTCACCTTAACCACAATCAATAATACAGGAGTAACGGTATGAAACACAACAACTCGAACGGATCAAGCTTTCGTCATGATGATGAACTCATCGGAACCCTGCAGTACGTCTTCATCACTCAGAAACGGTATGACATTCTGAAGCTCTCTCAGCAGCTCGGAATGGAATACGCGGACCTCTACGCATTCGTCTCCGGCCGTCGCACGATGCCGATCACGCTGCTCAAGCGCATCACCGAGTTCACCGGTGACAAGATCTTCCTGGATACCGTGTTCAGCGGATCCAATATCGTTTGGTCATTCAAGAACCATAAACACGCTCACTCGAACAATCCGTCGCAGGAAGCGCTCGAAGCGGTCGGCGCCGTTGGTGAGTTCTCCTCCTCGCTGAAGAAGGCCTTGGATGACGGTAAGATCAGCGAGACGGAACGCATCGATATTCTTCACAGGATCACGTTCGCCGTTCAAGAATTGACTGATGTCGCCGAGTCACTGAAAGTAAAGGTGGCATAATGAAGACCGAAACCATGTTCGACTCAGAACTGAAGAAGGTGAAGCGGCTGCAGAGCTGGAAGCCGATGGTCGCTCTCCGTGCTGCAGTGAATCCTTCCGAAGTGGACAAGCTCATTGAACAGCGCGATCTCCGAGTGATCAATGCGGTCCTCTCCATGACCGGCAGGGGAGGAGCGATCCGCGCGGTGGACATCTCCTCGAAGAAATTCATTGAGAAGATCCTGCGCGCGGCCGCATGGGACAAACGCATGTATGCGGTGTTCGGTCCGACCGGTGTCGGAAAGACCTTCGCGATCAATTCGGTTCTTTCATCCATCGAGACAAAGATCTCGTACGTCCGGGTGAACGAATATAACAAAGGGAACAAGCTTGCCCTGCTGCAGCAGATCGCTCGGAACTTCGGATTCATCGGGTTCGAGTCTGTGAAGGGATTCCGGGCGATGCACGGAAATCCCTACTTCTACAAGATCAAAGAGAAGTTCGACAATGAGAACGGTGTGATCGTGGTGGATGAAGCGCAGAAGCTTCGCGACAACTCTTTTGAGATGCTCCGTGACATCTATGATGAAACGAAGGTCTCCCTGGTGATCATCGGTTCGACGGCGTTCGCGGAGCGCTTATCCGTAAAGAAGATCACGGATGAGATCTTTGGTCAGATGCTCCGCAGGTTCGATGACCGGTATGAACTGCCCCATGCAACCTCCGCGGATGTGAAGCTCTTCCTGAGTGCATACGGCATCCAGGTGGACGCTGGCGAAGCAAAACAGATCGCGAAGAAGATCGGATCCTGGGGAGATATTGATACACTCTCCAAGGCAATGCGGTTCATTGCCGGGGACATCTCGGACGGCGAACTCACCTGGACCAAGGTCGGCGCTGGGAATATCATCGATGCAATCGAACGGGTCGTGATGCTCATGGACATCAATACGGAATCAAGCGATGGATCAGATAATAAATAGAAAGCTGCATGCGATCGCCGGGAGCATTGCTCCCGGTGAAGCGCACGAGTTCCTGAAGACCACAGCGAAAGAGAAGTTCGGAGTGGAATACAGGGACCTCACGGAGGTGCAGTGCCGCGCACTGTCAACGCACCTGCGGGAAGTAAAGGACCGGCTCCGCACCGGGATCTTCAAAGCGCTGCACGGCGCCGAAGGAGTCCCGATCACCGAAGAACAGATCGGCCAGGTGCGGACATACCAGAAGCTTCTCGGATGGAAAGAACATTCGCTCTGGACCATGATCAATAACCGGTACGGTGAAACCTCCCTGGAGGCGATGCCGAAATGGAAAGCGGTCCGGTTGGTAGCCTATCTGCAGAAGAGGTGGCATTCAAAAAAATCAAAAGACAACAAACAATCATCTGTGGAGCAAAAGGCATGAAACAGAACCGCATCATTACCATCTCTGAACATGCAGTGGACCGATTCATTGAACGGTTCGAGTTCGCCGGGAAGAATACGGGGAACGAATCCGATGTTCGGTTCGCCGCTGAACGGGCGATTGTCTCCATCTGGCAGAGTGCAAGCTATGTCAGCGATGACCATTCCGGGATCCTCTTCCGGAACAGGGATTTCTTCTGCGATATGATCGTCTTCAACCGGATGATCAAGACGCTCTTTCCGACAAAAGGAGGAGCACTTCAACCGGAGAATCATTCAACAACAGATCTCAGGATCAAAGGGGAAATGAACAACTCACGATTCAGGAAGCAATCTAAAACCGGAGGGAAATAACATGGAACCATATTTAGCCGTCATCGCCGTCATCGTAGTTATTGGAATCGTCTTTGCATTTGTGGCAGTTATGTCCGGAGGGAATGCCGATGACAATCGCCGATGGAACAATCTCCTGGTGGAGATGTACGAAAAGAATCCGAACGCAACCTATAGCGCGCAGCTGGAGTTTCTCCGGAGACAGAAGTATGCAGCCATCCGTCAATCCACCACGAATCATGAGGACATCAATGAACTCATGGAGGATTACCAGATGATCGTGGATGAACAGGAACGGCTCACAGAAGGGGACCGTCAGCTAGGAAGGGAATTCGAGCCGCATGTAGCGAACCAAACAAAGGAAGGACATTAATCATGGAAACGAACCAGGTATTTCAAAAACGTCAGGAAGAGATCGACGCGCTGACATCAACAATCAGCAATCTGGATAAAGTGACATCAGCATTAAAACCGCATGTCGCTGATTACAATGATAAGATGCGTAAACGAAAAGAGTTGCGAAAGCAGCTCGCCGCCAAACAGCGCGAGGCGAAGATTGTCCAGGAGTGGTTCAAAGGGACCACACTCATCGATGAGCGGTTTCCGCTCTTCGCTCAAAAGCATGAAACTGAATCAACTCACACTAACCAATAACCATAATCCACAGAGGTAGATATGCCTGAAACCAAAAAAGATTTGAGAGTGATGCCGGATATACCGCCGCCGAAACCGGTCCGAAGTTATGAAGATGCGGACCAGACACTGCTCCGGATCGCGGACTGCGAAACGAAGCTTCAAACTGCCGAGGCAGAGATGAACGAACGGATCCAGAAGATCCGCGAGGAGTATGAAATGAACACGCATGTTCTCCGAGCGATGAAAGTATCGCACGAGAAGGAGCTGGAGAGGTTCTGCATTGTGAACAAAGCGGACTTCGAAAAATCGCGGAGCCGTGAGCTGGTCCACGGCAAGATCGGATTCCGGAACACTCCGCCGAAGGTCGCCCTGCTGAACCGGAAGTATAAATGGGATACGGTCATTGAACTGCTTCGGAAGGTCCGGTTCGGTAAGGATCTCATCCGCACGAAGGAAGAGATCAATAAGGAACAGGTGCTCGCGTCCTATGCTGCCAAAGAGATCGATGATCAGAAGCTTGCCAGCGTTGGAATGAAGGTGGACCAGAGCGAAGAGTTTTTCAGCGTGATAAAATGGGAAGAGATCCCGGAAGTGCAATAACCATGGAAACCCAGACGACGCTCTTTGATGCTGCTCTGAACCGGAACGATGTCTATCATGCCATCGAACCGGCGCTGAGCGAGAAACGCGCCCAGGTCCTGATCGCCATCATGGAGCTCGGCGAAGCGACCGACGAACAGATCTCAGACAAGCTGCACTGGACGATCAACAGAGTCACAGGACGACGGCATGAGCTGCAGGATCTTTCCCTGGTCGAACAGGTCCGAACCGAGAAGGGACCCTATGGGTATCCCCGGTCGGTCTGGAAAGTGAACACGAACCAACTCAACTATTTCATATTACAACATTCAAAGGAGAATTAACCATGGCAAAACTGAAAGAAGTATCGTTCAAAGTGCTCAACGAACAGAACGAAGAACTCCGCGAGATCACTGTCTCTGTCAAAGGCGGAAAAGAATGGCAGGAACGCGCTGAACAGGAAGCGGTGAAACAGCTCCAGGCAGGAGAGCATCTCCAGTTGATCACCCCCGCATCCGCAGATCAGGATAAAGAAGAAGGAACGAAGTTCACCTTCGAGTTCGAGATCTATCAGAACGGCGTCCAGAAGCGCGTTGTGGATCTGAGCGCGCTGAATGAAGACGAAGGTGCAGCTCTCGAAGCCGTCATTGCAAAATTGAAGGAGGAACTGTCCGAGGATGAGTCGTACCGTTACACTGGAAAGTTCAAGAAACAGACGAAAGAGAAGTAACTGGTCCATCGTCCGGATGCAGAGTGATCTGTCATCCGGACACAACTGCCGATGAAGCACAACGATGAGAAGAAGGAAGGGGTGGGAGCGAGGAAGTCCTCGACACATAAAAGCAGCGTAACGACCTGCACACCTTCCGGAGGGAATTCAGCGTGCGGTTCTGTGAATGCAGACCATCGGCATCCCTACTAAAGAGAATATGATCTGTCCAAAATGCAAATACGATTATAAAGATGTCGAAGAAGGGGAGCTCCCTGGCGGAGTGGTCCGTGTGGACGACCATTTTTATAAGACCTTCCGCCGACTCGGCCGCCGATGCACGAACTGCGGGTTCATAGCAGAGTTCATTGAGAAGCCGACCGGAGATCCGTTCTATAAACGTCCGCTCCTGCCGATAGAGTTCGATCCGAAAACGGTGGCGAAGAGAAAACGGAAGACCAGGCGATGAACGAACAATTGAAACTCCTGCAGACCGAGAGTGAACCGGCAGCAACGGTGAAAGAGGAAAAGTCTCCATCCTGGCAGCAGCAGTTCGCCGGGTATTTCTTCTACAGCCATAAGGAGCGGACCGGGAAAGAGAGCAAGCTGAAGTTTGGAGCGCTCAAGAAGATGCTCTCCCAGCATGCTCAGAAGATGTGGGTGGATGATGAGACCGGGGCTCCGGAGATACCGAGCTTCGAAGAGTGGAAAGAGGAGGTGGATGCATACTGGAGTGACCGGTTCGCCGCGGAGGAAGTGGGTTTTCATTTCAGCTATCTGCTCAAACGGTACGGATCGTTCAAGAAATTCAAACCGGTGAAGCGTGAAGCATCAGATCCGGTGCTGATTTGGACCTGCAGGAAGTGCAGCCATGTGATGAAGCATCCGAGATCGAAGTGGATGGTGTATAAAGATAAAATTGGACAGTGTTCCAAATGTAGAACAACTTTCAGTGTTAACAATGTTCTACAGAAGATTCAGAATGTTTCAGAACTATTAACTACGGAAATAGTGCAGAAGATAGTTTAAAAAATAAGAGTAGTCTAAATATTATATAAAAAATGAATCCGAGAAAAAAAGTAACATTAACATAGGGTGAACTTTTTGGAATAAACGAGTAATATTTTTTTGTTCGATCGACAATAGAAGAACGCCATTTATCAAGTTCTAAATCGGTCTCATCTGAACGAGGTAAATGTTCACGGACCATTGTTATCGTTGCCACCTCTTTATCAATTCCAAATTTATTGATTATAAGTAATAACCTGGCAAAGGAAAATACAAGGCAAAGAATCCAACTAATCCATGATGCAAAAAGCCAATAAATATTATTCCCAAGTGGTTGATTAATTGGCTCAGAAGCAATCGATAATGCGCCAATACAAAAACCAATTATGTAATATTGGTATTTAACAATTTCTTTCTCATGCAGTTCACTTTTTTTATGAACTAGCTCCATTAAGCTATCTTTACCTTGATCCTTCATGCCAGCCTCAATTCTGTCACAAATTATGAAACACGTTTTTTTGAAGGCAAGTCATATTCGGGATGATTGAAATTAGGAATCATCCAGGGATTGAGACTAAGAACTTGAATGCTGAAGTGAAACACTTCTTCATTAATGCGAGCCTGTTGAACTTCATCTGCCAAGGCGATTGCATCATCCAAGTTATGAAGTATGCCAATTTCCTGGACTTTATAATCCCATTCAAAATACAATCCAGTATCGATCCTTGTGACACAATGGAGGAAGGTTTTTATTTCAGGGGTATAAATTACAAACACAATTAGCTCATTCCAGAACTGTTAAGCATTAATTCTGTTTTAGAAATATCACTCAGTGTCATTTTAAATTCTGGGAAAAGGTATTGATTTAATTCATTAATTTCATCGTAAAGAGATTTATAAACTAAATGTACTCGAATCCTTGCCATTTTACTCAGATTTAAATTGTGCCGAGCCACATTGGCACCATGAAATACTTTAAATATTGTGATTGATTCTCCAGCCGCAATTAAATCGTTTGGTTCAAATGATCTGATAGAATGCCTATCGTAAATTTTAATAACTCTAAAAATTGCAAGTAGACTTAATCCACTTGAGCCCGAATACAATATATCATCCACGTAAACATCAAATTTTAGTATTATTGCCGGGCCAACCCCACCATTTTTGATTGAAACTGAAATATCTTTTGAGGTGCTTCCAATTAATTCAATAAGCAAGTGAGGTTTAACACTAAGTCTATTATGAATTCTGGTTTGAACAACATCATCGAGCGCAATAATTATTGCGGCCAATGATAGAATAAGTGCGAAACTATTTTGAAAAAAAAGATACTCGGCCTCAAACAATTCCCAAACGGAGATATTAGTAAATAAACTAGTCCACAATAGCATACAGAGATTAGCAAGAATTGTTAACCCAAAGTATTTAATAATACGTTTCATAAGGTCAAATTTAATGGATCAGCGACTTCAAATTGAAAAATTAAAGAGAGACTTTCAAGCCAAACTTGAGAAGAACTCTCCCCGTTACCGCCGCGCAATCGTCCGCGAATTGGACTTTCTTTACCGGAAGCACGGTAAGGGGGATTTACAGGGATTTCTTGAGTCCATCGATAAATACTTCGATATTCCTGCTACGGAAAAAGCATTGACCGTTGAGGTCTTACGTCAGTCCCAGGCAGAGATCTCGCAGCTGTGGGATGAATACTTCCGGGAGAGCACAGATCTGTTCGACACCGCGGATCCGAACACCTTTGAAAAACTCCAGGCTCTTTACAAAGTGGACTTCTCAAAAATCAAGAGTGACTCCGGAGCCATCATCACTGAGGAGATCCGCCGCTCAGCTCGCGCCGGTCAAGGATATGAAGTCCTCCGATCCCGGCTGCTGAAACGCTCGCTCGGAGAATCTCAGGTGCGCACACTGGCAAACACTGCGCTCGCTCAGTTCGATAATGCAACAATGATCGAGTATGCTCAGCAGGGCGGAGTGGAGAAGTTCAAGTATGATGGAGTGCTGCACACGAACACCCGTCCGTTCTGCCGCGAGCATCTCGGAAAGCAGTACACCCTGCAACAGATCCGGAGCATGGACAACAGCCAAGGGATCCCGGTGGAGACAAGCTGCGGCGGATACAACTGCACACATTTCTGGACGCCGGTTGTTGTCACATCGAAGGTGCAACGCCGCACGGTGAAACCTGTGGACGGATTGAGCGAGAGTCAAACTCACTTCATGAATCAGGTTGTGCAGAAGCTCGGCATAAAAATGCCGATGTCATTTTATAAAGCTGACTTTGACAAGATTGTCACACTGGAACATAGAAATGATGAGAATGCATATTGGGAGGAGTCGCGGTCGGTGATTCATATCGGTCATGCACGATTCAATTCCGAAATCACCAAGAAAATGGTCGTTGCTCATGAAGGAGCGCATGCAAGGCACGACACGAGAGAGCTGGTGACGAAATACGGACCGGTGAATAAGGTCGTAGAAGAAAAATACCATCAGCACTATCAAGAGATCTTCGGTGGAAAGCCGGGAGCAGAACTGCAGAATCGTTTCTCTGAAATCGAACGACAGCTCAGCAGCCTAAATATAATGGAGTTCAAACAATTGCACCCGGATGTATCGGATTCTGACATTCAAGAACTGTGGGGATCCACGATGGACTTCTTTGGTTCGATGACCAAGAACCGAGTGGGAGGTGGACATCGAACAGGATACTATAAAACGACACGCTGGCAGATGTTCGAATGGTTCGCGCATTGCTCTGAGAACTACTATGTTGGGAATCCGTACTTTGAACATTATTTTCCACGTGAATATAAAATGACCATTCAATTTATGAAGGAGATCGAAGATGCAGGAATATGAAGAACTCAAGAAAAAGTATTATGCTCGGTTCCCACAGGAACGCGAAGAAAAAAGTATCGAAGCGCTATTCTTCGGCTATGGCCGATCACGCGCAGTAGAGATCATGAAAGAAGCTGGAGAGCGGTTCATCGCTATTCAATACGATGAACAGGCTCACGATAAAATATCATTTCAATTTGAGGAGAGACAATAGTGAAAGCAGAAACAGTACGCAACAAAGCCAAACGATTCATTGAAAAGGGAGAGATGAGTCAGAACGATCTGGCACGGAAGAGCGATATTGCAGCATCAACGATGTCCGGTTTCCTCAAAGGACAATATGAGCTGAACAATCTTCAATTGAAGACAATTCTGCGTATCGTTGATCCTTTGGCATTCAATCCGAGAGTGGTCGGAGCGAAGCATAGGACCATGTTTCTGATGCGAGGATTCGATCAGGAAGAAATCGCCGTAATTGCCTCCGAAATCAGGGGGGCATCAAATGTATAGGGGTTGCCTGTTCCGAACGATTATGAACGAAACGGAACAGTATAGCGTTGATTCTAATACCGTTACTTAGATGCTCTAAACGGTTGAATTAAGAGGTTCTTGAGGCGAGTAGAAATACTCGCATTTTTTAATGTTTTTTTGTAACCAAAATCACAACATTCTAAAGCTTCTTTCGTCTTATTGCATATGAAGAACTTCTTGTCATATGATGTAAAGATTAACATATGCTAAGGATCATTATCTTCTGTTGACAAAAGTTAATTATTTGGTATATTTAAGGCACGAGTTATCAGTACTTGTCCAATAGTAAAGGTAGTATGGAAGAAAAGAAATTCACTATTGTCTTCAAGAAATCTCCCGATTTTAAGATTTATCCAGCCCAAGTTATTTATGGTGGTCCTACACCAGATTTAAGTGGTGTCGTCATGAACTTCGGTGTTGATCATCATCCAATTCCAAGTTATGTGCAGCATCCAATCGAGGGAACTCAAGTTCTGCTGGGTAAAATCGATCAGATAGCTCAAGTCGGCAATGTCGAGCGTGAGTTATTGGGTGCACTGTATATAACAACTAGCCAAGCAAAGAGTACAGCACAATGGTTATTGGAGCAAGTAGAAAAAATTGAAGGGAGCAGCCATGAATAATATTAGCTTTGCACATTTCGAGAATTCAGATACAGTAAAGATGGCGTCATGCCATGTGAATGATATTGGAGATTCATTTGTAGAGGACTATTTAAAGACGCCTAAATTCGTAGAGGCTCGGAAATTATTTATAAATAAACCTCCAATTAAAATTCATAATATTCCATTTTCAATCGTTGAAGAGAATGGAGAATTTGTAGTTTCAAATAATGTGTGGCCTTCTTTAATCGCTTCAGCCAATTCGGTGCATCAAGCTATCGAAAACGCATCTCAATTGATTACCGATGTGATTGATGAATATGTTTTTGAATCTGAAGAGAATCTATCTGCAGATGCAATTGAATTTCGCAAATATCTTCTTACGAGGATATTCTCTTAAACGATGCCTGTCGATCGAAGCGTTCTTGTCGCCGTATTAGAGGCTAAAGGATTTAAAGTTAGAGAAGGCGATCATTCTTTTTACTCTTTATACGTTGATGGAAAAAAAACATCTGTATTCACAAAAATATCTCATGGATCTTCCTATAAAGTATATAGCGATAGTCTTTTAGGGTTTGTAAAAAAGCAGATGTCCTTAACTTCAGAAGAGTTGAGACAATATATTGAGTGCACGATTAGCTACGATATGTATGTCCAAATATTAAAAGAAAAGGGCAGAATAAAATAAAGCCGAGTTTAACTCGGCTTTTTTTTTGAGGATATATGAAGTTAAATTTTTCACAACGAAAAGGACTCTTGCCTATCAAGGTTGAACTAGAAAGAGATGGCATATCAGGTGAATTAAGGAATACATTATGGAACTATTTTTTTGTTGATATTTATGGTCCAATCGCGAAAATGCATTACTCAGTCAGAGATGATCTGTTAAAGAAATTTTTTTACGCAATATGGATTGGATTTTTTAAAAAAGCGGTCGATGAAATCCCTGTTTATAGAACTGGTTCAATTAATGCAGATGCGACAGTATTATATATTAAGGAATGGTTTTTTAAAGTAGGTTATAATCGACTGTTAGACTTTATTGAATTTTTAATAATGTCTAACTCGAAGCGAATTGATGATCTTAACAGCATATTTGAAGATGAAAGATCTGCATATCGGATAGTAAATGAGATTATTATTGAAATTGATTCTAAAGAAGAGGTTGCCGAAATTCAATCGGCAATAGATAGCGCTCCTAATAATTCAGTCCAAACGCATCTTAAAGCTGCAATGGATCTCTACTCGAATAGAAGTAATCCCGATTATAGAAATTCTATTAAAGAATCAATCTCGGCCATTGAGTCTTTAGCAAAAATAATTATTAAAAATGACAAGGCCACGCTTGGCCAGGCTCTGACAGAGATCGAAAAAAAACACAAAATACCCAATGCTTTAAAAACTGCTTTCTCTTCACTGTATGGTTACACTTCAGATAGCGGAGGTATAAGACACTCGCTATCCGATGGCGATATAGCTGTTGGGAAAGAAGAAGCGAGATTTATGCTTGTATGCTGTTCTGCTTTTGTAAATTATCTGAAATCTAAAATGTAGTGAGTCAAATAAGTTTTAATCTCTTCATCGCTTCATCTCCTACCAGTTTTGCAAGTCGTCCCTTCTCCGCTTCCGTGAATCCCATGAACACCCGCTTCTTCTTGCTCTTCCCGGCACCCATCACGTTGTGATAAAGAGATAGCTGTTTTGTATCGGTATCCTTCGGTCCGAGTATGGCACTGTTGTCATCTGAGGTAAGTATCCCGATGTTGCGCATCATCCGGCCGGACCAGGTGAGAGAGACGCGGGAAGTATCCTTGCCGCCAAGTTCGCGCATCTGTTTGTACCCGCCCTTGATCACGATCCAGGTGGACTTACCTTCCTTCGTGAAGACCTGAGCGCCGTTCGAAATGAGGTTCTTCTGTAGCTGCTTTGTCAGTCCGGCCAGAGGCCGTGCGAATGGCTTCGTGGAATACTGATCGGCGCCGGGAGAGGATCCCGGCAGGAACTTCCCGGAGAGGGTCCGCTCCCGGATGATTGCCAGTCCGGCATTCGCGAGCTTCATCACGACAATGCGATCGACGATCGTATCCTTGAGATTCAGAATGGCATTGCGCAGATCATCAGGTGTCTCCATCAGATCACCGTATCGCCTTCCTTCGGTTCGGTGAAGCCGGTCTTTTTGTATAATTCAGATCTCACGAACTTCATCGACGGATCTGCGGAGCGGAGTTCGGCAAAGGTGCGCGCGTTGGCTTCGGAATCTTCCACCTCATCGGTATTGAACTTGAATACCGGGAATGCCTGGGCAGGTTCGCCGTAATTCTTCATGTAGTCCTGGATGAGATACTGTTCGCTGATCACATCCTGCAGAGCGATCAGATCGCTCCACATGATGTCTGCGCGGACGAAGTTATGAACCTTCGCGGCCGCAAAGCTCCCTTTCCCCTGGATGTCGGTCGTGAGGGTCTGGCCAAGGATGCTGACTGCCTGTTCTGCTTTGATCGTTTCCACCAGCTCTTTGTGAGCTGAGACCGATCCGGTCCGCATCGATTCGAGCAGCTGCAGCTTCACATCGTCGCTGAATGCAGCGCGAGAATCCGTTCCGAGTTTTTCAAGACCATTCACGACAGCACTGATCTCATCGTTCTGTGCTCCTTTCCGGTATGATGCCCACACCATCGGATCAGCGAACTTCTCATTTCCCTTTGCCCAATTGAAGTAGTCATAATACTTGATCCAGGAATAGAGCATGTTCGTTCGCATGAAGGATCCAACGAATGATTTCTCCACACCTTCGAGTGGGTTGTATCGAACGATAACATGTGTCTCCGGATCAAGAGGAGTTCTTCCGAAGAGCTGCGTGTTCGTATTGGTGTTCAGATAGATCAATGCATCATCGTTGTCCAGGTCAAAGTCCAGCTCAGTGAGATCATATCCCTGTTTCTTGGCAACGACCGTTTCATTATTGGTGTTCTCCCAGATCAGTCTGGTCGCACTGAACCCGAACAGGCGGCCGTTCATCACCGCATTGAACAGTGAGTTCATTTTGGACCGTGTGAACCGGTTCTTGATGGCAACGATCCTTTTCTCCTCCTCGGCGCTCGGAGTCATCCCTTCCGGGAGAGTGATCGTGTAATCGAATCCGAGCACGGCCAGTTTCCTGGTCTGGACCAGTCCGAGGAGGTTCAAGTCGGTTTGAAGAAGCCGCTGCAGTGTGCTCATCAGCGCGCGCGGATCACGGTACCGTTTGTCGATGTTGTTCGCGCTGCGGATATATCTCCGGAGCTGCTCCAACGTCGGGAGCAGTGAGTTGGTGAGATCTGAATTCTTGTATGCCATGACTATGGTCCTTTGTTATAATGCTTTCGTGATACTTCGTTTGGAGACACTCGTGAACGCTGGTGCATTCCCGCCGAGCAAATTGATATGATACTCCTGCATGAGCTCAAGCGCGCTGATCAGCGTATCGGGCGCATCATCCTTGCCATGTGCTTTCTTCGTTTTGAATTTGAACAGCTGATCGGTGTACCGTTTCCCTTCTTCTGTTTTACGAAAGCCGGGAGGGAAGAGGAACTTCGACGCTTTCCATTCATTCTCAGCGACCGATGCCAGGTCATCCACTTTGTACCGTTTGAACTCAATGAACGGGAGCGGCATATTGTGCAGCTGTGAGAAGTTCAAAAGGAAGTTTGTCCAGGTGGACTCCTGCGCAACGTTACCATCAAACGCCTGGGCAATGATGCAGATCTCCCGGATCTTCTCTGCAGCGCGAAGGATGAGAAAATCCTTGATCAGCTGGTTCGGGTCCGAATAACTTTTACAGCGCGCGCTCGTGATGAAATATTTCTGGTGCATAATCGAGAACGCGAGGCAAGTCACGGCCGTTGTATCGCCTTTTGATTTGAGTGAGCAGTTCGGATCCAGGAAGATCACTCCGCGGAGATCAGGCGGGAGCTCGCGCCACTCCTGGTAGAATGTATCTGGGAAGATCTCGCCGCTCTTCTCGGTCGGCGTTCCCTGGAAGTTACCATCCCAATCATGATCATCCATCGGCGCGCACATCTTCTTCATTTCAGTTTCACTCTTTGCCGGGAACCGTTCGAACCAGATCGATCTCGACGTTCCCTTCCTGGAAGGATCCCAGGCGGGATGCTTATGAAGAATGAACTCCTCTGAAAGCACTCCGCGTTCTTGCTCCGTGAAAAGATAGTTCATGGCGCAATCAACGGAGAAGTTATTCCCCTCCCAGAAGAGCGTTCCTTTCGAGGACAGTGAAGTCCTCATCTCATTCACCATCTGGATCCGTTTCTCGATCGCATCTTTGGTGAGCGATGAGGTGCGGTTCTCAAAATCTGTGAGATAGATAAAGTCGGGACGAAGAACGAACGCGCGCTGTTTACCACGGGATGACCGGTCCTCTGAAAGAGCGCCGATGTAGGTGCCGACCGGATTCGCCACGGAGCGCGCAAACAGATTCTCGGATGATGCTTCGTTCCACTGAAGTTTGTAATCGAACTTGAGTCGTTCATTCGTGTCCAACAGAAAAAGCATATCGACGATCGCTGATTGCGCCGGTGCGAGTGTCTCGGATCCAAAGAGTTGGTAGTTCCTTTTGCCGTGAAGAAAATTGTAGAGGAATTTCTTCTTGGCCGTACCGGTCTTCCCACTATCACGAGGACCGTGAAGCACATGTGCTTTCTTGTCCTTCAGATCCATGATCCGGACGACCTCCCGGTGGAACCATCCAGATGGGAAGTATTCATCGTACATGGCCGGGGGAAAATATGTTTGGTCCCAAAAGAAAAAATCATCGGCCGATCGTTTTAGTCGGGCTTCGACAGCTTTCGGGGTCCGTTCTTTTTCCGTGAACGGCAGGACCACACGCATTTGATCCTCTATCTCCATGCGGAGCTTCTTTTGCTGTTCTTCAGACGCCAGCTCAATATTGGCTCTCTTCTGTTCTTCGAGCTGTTTGATCAAAATATCGGATGTTGAGAATTGTGATTTCATGCTTCGGCCGCCAGTCTGGTTTGTTCCTCTTTGAAGATCCTGATGATGTCATCATCGGACAACGTAGGATCGAAGCGCCGCATGATCCGGGCGATCAGAACAGCATTCCCGTTCTGCAGATGTTTTTCCAACCGAAGGGATTGAAGGTTCTTCTGCATTGCCGAGAGATCCTTGACCAGCTTCAGCCGTTCCTCGGCACCGAGCTTCGTCTTATTCATCGAGTGTGCTACCAGCACGATCTGGTGTTCCATGAAATCATGGACATCATTGAAGCTTTCCAGATCGACCTGGCCGGACAACTTCTCTTCATCCTGGACCTTCCTGGAGACCCCTTTATCCTTCCGCTGTCCGTATTTCGTCTTCACTCGACCCTGGACTACATTATACACTTTGAAGTATGAGAGGTTCATTTCATCCATGATCTCATGGATGGACATTTTATCCTGGTGAAAGAACTTCAGGATCTTTTTCCGTTCTGGTATTGACGTTTTAGGCATTTACTCTCCTACGGCATCGATGGTGTAATAAAGGTTGACCTGCAGGACACACTGCTCTGCGGAATTCCGAATAATGGAAAAGGGACGCTTCCGCAGCAGAAGAACGATCTCATTGGGGCCCACGGTGAGAGAGCCCTTCAGGATCATGATCACATGATTCGCGATCGCATAAGCTTCCTGGAAAGACAAGGCGGCCGTTTTATTCTCCGTGGAAGAGCAGAGGACCTTCATCTCTACCGGAACTCCGATCTGGACGGTATCCGGTGTTTCCTGCTCGCTGTCATCCTCGAAATCCATTACGATACCGGCATACGGCGGCCGAAGCGACTTAGCATCGGAATCCTCCGACAGGACCAAAGCATCTTTGATGCCGATCGACACTTTGTTCGTGACCAACTTATCCTTGATGGCATCGGCGACATCATTCGGCATTATCATAGTGCGCTCCCGATCCGTTGTGTTGAAGAGAAGTATGTCTGCGGTACCGCAGAAACAACAGTACCGGCAGAATCGATGATCGATTCGCGGCCGGAAGCGATCGCATCCAGCTGTGTCATCGCATCATCATACTGCTTCTTCCGTCTGCTCAATTCAAACTCATCCAGCTTCCCCTGCATTCCTGAAGTGAACCAAACGACCAACGCGCAGGCAATATTCCTGATCATCGCATTCGATTCAGATGGATCATCCGGAATAGTGATCCTGGTCTTTTGAAAAATTATTTCATCGGCTTGTGCGATTGCTTCGCCGAGCCCTGCCGGTTCGGTGTCCTTCGTCAGGAATGAACTATCTGAAACAAAAGCTTCAAGTGTTGTGCGATCGATGTATGACATAGTGCTCCTTCAATTGTCTGCTGCAAAGGTAATTCAAGACGAATAAAAAAAATGGGTACCGGTACCCGTGCCATTTCTTTTTGAAAATCACGATGTAACTTGCTCCCGTCATTGAATCATCAAAAACAAAAAGGACGGATCATGAAAGATAAACTTCTCGCACTGCTCAAAGCTCTTGGTATTCTTCCTGACGACAAGGTTCAGGCATTGAGCGCTGAGCTCGACAAACTGGATCTGGAAAAGAAACCGGAACCGACCATCGATTCCTCGAAGATCACCGATCCGGCTATGAAGCAGATGTTCGAAGCGCTGAACAATCAGATCACCGTCCTGGGGAACCAGAACAAGACGCTGCTCGACACGATCAATGCGGAACGGTCCGAGCGCGAGAAGGCAGTGAAGCTCCAGCAGGACCAGGCGAAGAGCGATGCAGAGAAGAAAGTGACTGAGCTCGTTGCACGAGCGAAGAAAGAAGGGAAGATCGTCCAGGCGAAAGAGGAGTGGTTAAAGAAGTATGCTGTGGCAGATCTCGCTGCAGCTGAAGAGTGGGTGAAGGATGCGCCGGTCCAGCCGGGATTCAAACCGGAACCGGAAAAGAAAAGCTCATCGGAGACGTCGAGTGAAAAGACCGACCGTGCAAAAGGACCACTCGGATCGGTGAATCAGTCGATCCTCAAGAACGTTTTGGAACAATCATCTACTAATTAAGGAGAACACAACACCATGAACATCGCACAGATTTCTTCGCTTAACGACCGCGCTGCGGGACTGTTGAGCTCCATGATCGAAACGGCTCCTCTGCTCGCAGTCGCCGAGTTCCAGGAGGAAGCATCGGATCACCTTCTGGCCACCGGTCGCGAAAGCAAATCCGGTTCGGGCGTCCGCAATGAAGGGGATGCTGCCAACCGGACCGCCGTGACGCCGGATGTCACCCCGCGCAAGCTGCGCCTGTATTCCCGCGAGGTTGCGGTGGATGATGTTCGTATCCAGGACGCCAAACGCGGAGTGGTCGCTCCGCAGGGACTCAAGAACTTCTACGATGGCCAACTGAAAGTGGAAGCCCTGGGCATCGCCGAGGAGTTCCAGGATGAGGCGTTCACCGGAACGGATACCACGAACGGCGGCGGGAAGTATCGGATGCTCGGATTCTCCGAGTTCATCAAAGATGCGAACGCTGCGGGACAGACCACGCGCTTCGGATTCTCCACCACCGATCTGGCCGGGATGAACTCCCAGCTGTCGCTGAAGTTGGATACGGAAGCGAACCAGAATGCATTCGTTGAGAGCTTGATGAAGCTCGTTGCCCAGGTTCCGGGAGCGAATGCCATCATGCTCAATTCGAACCTCTCCGCCCGTTTGACAACGATCGGAAAGCGTCTCGGAGCGGCCGGAGAGAGCACCACCACCTTCGGCACGAAGGTGAAAACGTTCGACGGCAAGGCCATCGTCGAACTGCCGACGACCGCGATCCCGCAGACCGAGAGTGACGGAACGAACAGCGATTGCACTTCGCTCTACGTGGTACGGTTCGCCGAGAGTACCGGCGCCGCGTTCACCACGAACAGCGGTTTCCTGTTCACGGATTTCGCTGAGACCAGCCAGTTGCCTTCCGGCATCGCTCGTCTGCAGATGTTCGTGAACCTTGCTGTGCTTCGCCGTAATGCGGTCCGCCGCATGTCGCGCATCCGGCTGTAACCAACACACAGACATGAACATCTTCCCACCGGTCCTTCGATGACCGGTGGGAAGCAGTTTGATCACTAACATTCATTCACACAATCTTGAGGGACCAATGAGACAATTATTCTCCATGCTGCCGAAATCGGTCATCGTCGTGATGATCCTTCTGGCGGCGATTGTACCGGCATTCAGCCAGGGATGGACAACCTACAATGCAGATGACATCACCTCGGACTTCGATGCCGGAAAATCCATCCGCTTCCAGGGATCCATCGACAGCACTCTGACGACCTATACCAGTTCGCCATTCCAGCTGTCGGGATACCAAGGCGAGAGTTTCACCAGCTATCCGGTCCATTACCGGTACCGCAATATCTCAGCAGCGGGGACTCCGTACGTCACCCACATCATTCAAGGTAATTATGGCGATTCGACCTGGGTGAATATTGATACGCTCATCGTTCGGGATTCCACGGAAACGTCTCAGACAGGGACGATCGATTTCAACGGTAAGAAATGCTACGCATACCGGCTTGTCTCCAGCGGAGGGACCACGGGCGCGAACGCCAAGAACCGATCGGATACTGTGAGCGAGGTGACGCTCTATGTTCCCAGAAAAGACCCGGAGTAACGTTCTTCGACCATGCCGCGGTGAATAACTGCAGCATGGTCCTAACAAGTCAGCTGTAGAGTCAGAAATCTAACGTGGAATTCAGATGATCACAATGGACCTAGTTGCCGTCATCATAGCAGTGTTCGGATTGCTTGGCGGGTTAATCGCTTTCGTCTCTTTCATTTCTCAGCGGCCGACGCGGGATGAAATGAACGATGCAATCGACAAATCAGTGACACCAATATCGGAAGATCTTAAATATGTCCGGGACCGCATCGATGCCATGTTCGATATGATGCAGAAGAAGGATAGCCAATGATCGCAGTTAAAGATACCGTCCGATTCAAACGGCTCACACCGGAGATCGTGTTCCTTTTCCCGTTGATTGTTGAAATCTGGAAAGAGTTTGCGGTTGAGACGATCCCGGTGATCACGAGTGCGAACGATTCTGTTCATGGCGTGAACTCATACCATGGAATCGATTATGCTCTTGACCTCCGGAGTAAGAATCTCAGCGCAGAGCAGAAGCAGCAGATCCTCGAAGCGCTCAAGAAAGCTCTGGCCGGGAAGAATTATGATGTGCTCCTGGAAAGTCTTGGAGAGATCAATGAACATTTTCACATTGAATTCAATGCACGCAGGAAGTAAATGGATACAATCAGACCGATCGAACCGGAAGGACTCAAACAAACCCCAACACGAAAACCGCAGATCCCGGAACTTGAAAAGGTGAAGGTCCAGGATCCTTCGGAAGTGCGAGTGAAGGTGGGATGGTTCGAACTGATCATCGCCTGGATCCGTGAAAATTTAACCAACGACATTCTCAATTCAACCATTAAAGGCAGCGCTATGGACTCGAAATCCTGGATATTCTCCAAAACTATCATTGGCAACCTCATCATCCTCTTCTGGTCCTTTTTCGGTCCGAAGATCGGGATCCCTGTGCTACCCCCGGAACTGATGTTCACCCTGATGGTCGCCTATAACCTGGTGATCCGGTTCCTGACCAAACAGCCGGTGACGATCGTCGATGAACTCGGAGGGAATAAACCGTGGTATGCATCGAAAACGATCTGGACGAATTTTATCGGCGCCGTTTGGCTGTTCATCGGTCCGCTTGTTGGGATCCCTGTATTGAGTCCGGAAGTGATGACACAGATCTTTGATGTCCTCAATATCGTTCTTCGGTTCTTCACGAAACAGCCGATCACTTTGAAATAATTATTATTCATTCCAATAAAGGAGTTACACCATGCCGAAGAACGTAGCAAAGATCCTCAAACAGACCACGGACAAGATCTACATCAAAGAATCTACCAACGGCTCAGAGCCGTCCTGGGTTGCGGCCGATGAGATCGGTTATACCGATGAAGCAGCACTGATCATCGAATCCAAGAAAGCTACCCAGATGGAAGCCGGAGGGGGGAACATCCAGGTGAATTCGGATTTCACAGTGAAGGTCAACGCGCTTCAGGTCCTGGATCAGTCCACGATCCTGGCATACAAGAACAAGAACGTCTGGATCATGGTGAAGCCGACCGGAACGGTCAGTGCGACGAACCAGGAGATCAAAGTGAAGAACATCATCCTGAATGTCGAACCGAAGATCGATTCGAGCAAGAACAACAAGAGCTCCATCATGCTCTCCGCTGAGAAGTCGGAATATGATGAGGCGAATGTGTATGCCTTCGCGTCCACCTCGACCACTGTTTCCTAACCATTCCATTGATCAATGACGCCCCTCCCGTTATGGGAGGGGTGAATATCCTATGCCGACAAAAGACGTAAACAAGTTATTGAAGGGCGTGAATGATTGCATACTCGCTGCAGTGGACGATGCGGGAGCTGCATCCCCGGCTCAATGTGGTGATACCTTTCCGCTGCTCAGCTGCGGCTTCCTGGATGAGAATGCCATTCAGAGCGAATCCAAAAAGCTGACTCAAAAAGCCCACGGCGGCGAACAGCTGCAGCTCGGCGAGGTTGCCACGGTGAACGTCACCTCACTCAGCGGCGCCGGTATCGGGATCACTGCAGCGAAGAAGTTCAAGAATGCGCAGTGCAACATCTACGGATTCGGATCGCAGCAGTCGCATAAACTGACACGCTTCCTGATGAATGTGGAAACTCCGCACGACATGAAGAAGGGTGGGAAGAGCGTGATCATCTTCTCTACCGAAAAGAAGGTATCGCCCGATGAAACACTCGGAACGCTCGGTTCTTCTGTTTCGGCATTCTCCGCTGATGCAGCATACAAGTTCCGTGACTACATCAACGCGATCCGCCAGGAGGGTCTGGTCTTTGCATTCCTGCCCTATTTGGGGAACTTCAGCCAGACAGCAAAAGCGTACGATGCCAGCGACAACAGAATCACAGGAGCATTGACCAATGGACCTGCCTGGGCAGCAGCTCCTCTTGCCGGTTACTCGAAGTTGACCTTCGACGGCGTGAATGATTTTGCAGATTTTGGAAACATCCTGGTGCAGAATTCCACCGATGATTTCATGATCGAAGCCTGGGTAAGGATCCTTGCCGCCGATGGTGCGCTCGTTCCGATATTAGGGAACAAGACCTCCAACGGCAATACAACGGCCGGATGGTCCATCTATCGCAGCAGCTCGAACCAATTGGTATTCAATTTGGGAGATGGATCCGCTCAAGCTTCCCCGGGCGGTGGAAGTGTGCTGCAGAATGTCTGGAACCATCTTGCGGTCGCCGTGGACCGGAACGGTAACGCGGTATTGTTCGTGAACGGCGTCCAGGTCCAATCATCCAGCGTTGCATCCATCGTTGATTCCAGCACGACCAATACCTTCTACATCGGCCGGTCCCCTTCGGGATCCTATGGCAACATCGAAACGGCGGCAGTGCGGCATTATAAATATGCGGCCGGTGGACTGCCGAGTGATTATGCTGCAATGTTCGCCAGTCATTACAATTCAGAAAAAGCAATCCTGGGATTATAACATGTATATCATCGGACCGTTAGTATATCTACGGGAACAATTCCCTGATCATGATCTTACGTTTGCCCGGAAGAACCTGGATGAAACTGAAGTCGTCATCGAAGATGAGATCTCCCTGGATAAACAGGATGAGCTCGAATCAAATAGTGTTCTCTGTTTAAGCCATGAGGACGCAATCGATTATTTGAACGACCCGGACATGGCAGGGATCTGGTACCACGACGAGGAAGAATAATGAACGAATTCATCTATGACATCGATGGCCAGAGCGTGAAGCTGGCAACCTTGGCAACACCGAAACGGATAACGGCATTCTGTGCGGTATTTGGAAAAACAAAACTTTCCGAGCTGATCATGCCCGCGAACCAATCCGTGAATGATGCCGCCAAAGGGATGAGCGTGCTGATGCTCGATGCGATCGGTGATGCAGCGATGGCTCAGAAGATCCTTAACGCTTGCACAGAGCGGGAGTTCACCGTGGAAGAAGCGTCGGAAGTGGACAGCGAGCTCATTGGAAAGATTGCTACCGATTTTTTTTTGTTATTGATCGTGAAGTACTTCAGGCAGCAGCGGTAATCCATTCCTATTCTTCATCCACCCAGGATGAACCAACAGATTCACCCGGCGAGGTTGACGAAGACTTTATCCATTATCTTCGCAACCTCGTTTTGTTTTGTTCCGGCCGAAATGCGCTTCAGTGGAAAGAGATATGGACCACCTGGCGGTACAGTGAGGTCGTGGAATTCGTGATTAATAGGAACCGGCAGATCCAGAAGGACCTCGAAGACATCGAAGGAGCTGACATTGAATATGCCGAACAGCTGACAACCACAGTGCTTCTCAAAATACTTCAGAAAATATGAATACAGTCGAAATCAAATTGGTCATCAATGGCAAAGAAGCGATCGCAACGCTTCAGCTCACCGATGAGAATGTGCAGAAGATGGCGAACCATCTCAACGAACTCGGCCAAAAGGGAGCGAACAGTGTTGAACTGATCCGTCAGCGGTATGCAGCATTGGCGGCCATGATGGAGAATGTCCCGCTCGGATCCAAGGAGTTCGAGGAACTCTCGATAATGACGGCC